CCGACACGATCAGGTGGGCGCTTCACGCCCGCCGCCACCGCATCAGACCTACGGGTAGCCCGCTGCTCATCGGACTCCCACACAATCAAAGGCACCTTGCCTGTCAACTCGGGACACCTCGGCCCCTTGCGTTGCTTCGGGAACAAGGCAGCAATCTCCTCCGTCTCCTGCCAAGTGGCACCACAGAACGCATACTTGATTAGCCCCTTCGGGTCCACCGCCTCAACCTGCTTGGCCGTGTCCACGTTGTGGCTGTCCACCGACAGGTAGATGACAAAGTTCGGTGACCCCACCGACGAGGCCAGCAGCAGCCACGCACGCACCAGCATGTGACCCCTGGTGTACAAGAACACCTGCATATCGGGATGGAACAAGGCGACCTGATTCCATGCCCGCAACTCATCGAACGAATCCAACTCACCATCCCAATGCGGACGATAGAACCTGTCGCTAATGGGGACGCCACGCTTCACCATCTGCACCTCCACGTCATGCACCAACCGATCAAACAACGGGACCAACTCATCGAAAGACCTGCCCCTAGTGCAGTCAGTGTTGTGTGTCAGCAACGCATGCACATTCGGGTACACCTCAGCCGCCGACGCATAACACCCCTCACAGAACGGGGTCATCCACTTACACTCAGAACTCAGGGTGCCGAACGAGTTCTTCACCACCACCTCAGCCTGATGCCCACCACCCTTCTTCTGATGCTGCCAAGGCGACAGCTTCCTGTTACCGCTCGCCTTCAAGGCGACAGGTGCCCACACCTTGCCGATGTGAACCTGCTGCTCACGCGTCGATGTCATACATGACTCCCCTATGTGCGACAACCAGGTGGCCGCCGTCGTTACCTTCAGGGTCACTCAAAGCAAACACTCGTGCCCCATTGCTCAACACGAGGACAGCCACACCACTAGCGCAACACTCCCTGTCCTCGGACTCATCCTTCACGAAGCCAACCATCTCCTTCTCCCGCTTCGTCATCGGACGTACCTGCACAACGGTATGCCCTACCATTACTTCACTCATCTCTCCTCCTCATACTCGCGGATCAGTGGACATCGCCCACTCGTACGCCAACTCGGCGACACACATGCGGCACCCCTCACCCTCACACTCCTCGCAAGGATCATCAGGCGGGTCGTACCACGAGTCAGGCATGCGGAACTCAGGCATCGAGGATCTCCTTGTATGCCTTAGTCTGATTGTTCACGTACGCCTGGAACAGAGCGTTCGCATCGAAGTCCACCCACTCAGCAGCCCTACGCACACGAGCCTCCGCTATCCGCACAATCTCATCAGTCGCCTGCTCCTGACGCACACGGTCATGCTCGCACGAACCATCACAGTCCAGCGGATCACCGCAAAAAGCACACGCATCTATCTCGTTACCTTCCATCATCTCCCCTTTCCAATACCGCCAGCACGGTGCCAGCGGCAACCATCAGGGCGCTACCCCAGAACAAGTAGAACAACAAGCCATCAAAGCTGAGTTGATTCACGACCCCTCCTCCTTCTCCCTACTAGACCTAAGTTTAGCAGACAAGGTGGCACCAATCAAGGTGGCACGGCAACGAGCAACCCACACCCTCGCCTCCTCCACAGACACAGGCCCACTCATCGGTTCGCCTCCCCATCACGATGCGCCTCAAGAATCACAACCAACCCCTCAAGACACTCATGCCACGCCTCATCAGACAAACCAGCAGACATGTCACACACCGCATCAGCCATCGACATCACCACCTCATCAACCGACGCAAACAAACGCTCATCCTCCTGCCCACTCATAGACCCCACGCCTCCTCCCACACACGCACCAGGTCCACGGCCTCAGCCTCACTAGTGCACGGGATACGGACGATGATCGAGTCGGACGAATCCCCCGTCGGAGAATCCAGCCACACCTCCACATCATGGATACTCGCAACCCCTCCCACCCCGTGCCCATTCCTGAACACATGCCTAGGCGTACCCTTCACAACAGCACGAAAAATTCCCATCACTCCTCCTCCTGGTCGGACAACTCAAGGACGTACACCGCGTACTCACGGGCAGTAATAATCCCATACACCAACTGCTTCCGATAACGCGCCAGCTTCTCCTCATTACTCATACCATCCACCTCCTAGTGGATAAGGGCCTCCTCCTAGTGGCCGTTGCCACGTGGCAACGAACTACCAGGAAGAGACCAGTTGAAAAAGGGCAACAGAAAAGGGCACCCCATTGGGGTGCCCCGTTCCTATGTTGACTAGCGATCTAGACTGAAACCGTCTCCGTGGTAGTGGACACGATGTTGAACTTGACCATCAAGTTTTCCATCGCCCGTACCAAGGCCTTCGGCTCCGTCGGCTCCGAACCGTCATAACGTGTCGCCACATCGATCAGGATCGCCAACGCATCATCGCCCGTAATCGTGGCCGATGCTTCATTGTCGTGGCCGTTAGGTGCACCACCATCCTTGGCCTTGGCCTTGGCCTTGGCCTTGGCGATAACGGTCCCGTCTAGTTTCGCCATCATCGCCCGCACGTGATCTTCCACGTCCGTAACGGTGCGGGCCTCATCGCCCAACCATGTGAGCAGGTTCGCCCTATGGCCTTGATCGTCACGCCATGCGAGCGACTCGCCCGCACGATGAGCCGACCACGTAGCCGTCTCGCAACGCTTCCCAACTGGGAACGTGGCCGATGTATTCCGTAGGCGCTTCATCGTCGCCACTGGGATCGTCTGTCCCGATGCATTGAAGATACGCACGAATACCGAATGCTCGGACACGTGCGTATCCACGTCCGAAGATGAAGCCGTGGCCTCATCGTGACGAACCGTGAACTGGGCGACGCCACGTGGAACGTGACGCTCGAATAGTTCCCCCAGTTCCCAGTTTCGCCCATCGTGCGCAACGACGGCCTTAGCCATCTTCGCCACCTGAGCCTTGGTTGGTTCTAGCACTAGATCGCTAGCCGTGGTCGTTTTCGTAGCCATGATTCTCCCGTGAGACGGGCGACCATGACGACCGTTGCCACGTGGCAACGCATCGCCACGACTAGCCGTCTCAGTTGTCAAATAACGCCTCCCGATTTGGAAGGTACCAAAAGCGTACTACGTCAAGCGTTACAAGGGAAGACCATGCGAGACGGACCATTGCCACGTGGCAACACTACGGCCAACGGGTGACGGGTGCGGGTGGCGGACTTGACTTTCCAGGCGGATTCTGGTATGGGCCAGAGCTGCTAACCTGGCGTGAGCCTGCCTAAGCTGACGTTAGAGCCTCTAACAGCTGCGGGCAGGGTCGGGCGGGCACCCCCAAGGGGGGGGCGGGGGGGCCGCAAGGCCTATGTATAGATAACCATTCCCGATGCGTTCGAGTTCCCTGTCTTCCACCAGGAACTTACCTTGCTGACACTATACTACTGCTTTGGGAGGCTCGGCCCAGTCCCTGTGGTCTTGGGCCTCGCTGCTAGGGGCTGGCGGCTAGAGGGCGACGCTCCGCGTCGCCCGTGGCTAGCCCTTTTTAAGTACCTGAGGGCGTCCCACGGCATGTAGTGTGGGACGGGTACAGCATTTACTGGAGGTGCATATGGCGCAGAATGGCGGCGGTCGAGGCTGGATGGTTGACCCTGAGACGGGTGAGAAAGTGATGCCTGATTTGTGGCAGGCTTTTTTGGAGTGGAAGCTTCAGGGTCCAGACAGGGATCCTGAGTTTCAGTATGAGTGGGCGCGTGAGAATGGTGTCCATGAGGATTCGGTGCGTCGGTGGAAGCGTGACCCCAGGTTTATTAAGGAATGGGATCGGCGTGCGGCGGAGTTGAATATTCATCCTGAGCGAACTCAGGGTGTGATTGATTCGTTGCATTCTGCTGCGGTGGGGGGGTCTGTTCAGGCTGCGTCTTTGTATTTACAATATATAGAAAAGTTTACACCTAAGCGTCGTGTGGTGGTTGATGATGAGCGTGAGGTGGCTGGTTTGTCTGATGGGGAGTTGGCTGATGAGTTGGCTGGTTTGGTTGCTGAGTTTCGTGGGGGTTCGGAGTGAGTCGGCCTGGTGATGAGTTGTTGGAGTGGCGTGAGGAGGCGTTTGGTGAGCGACCTGTGTTGGGGCCGTGGGGGGATCCGTTTCATGGTCCTGAATCTGATGAGCCGTTGGAGTGCGGGTTGGAGAACCCTGAGGTGTGTGAGTCGTGCCAGTGAAGTGGTCGGTGTCGGTGTTCGTGACGGTAATGTTTTTGTCTATAGCGTTCACGGTTTGGGGTTTGGGTCGTCTGTTACAGTCGTTGTTCGAGTAGATGAGTCGGCTCGGTGAGCTGCGCCAGGAGGCGGAGTGGCGGAAGTGTGCACGGGATGAGTCGTATTTCTTACGTAAGTATTGGTTTATTGCCCATCCTGCTCGTGGTCGAATATTGTTTGATCTTCGGGATGCCCAGGCTGCCGCTTTAGTCCATTGGGGTAGTCACCGTTATTCGTTGACGTTGAAGGCCCGCCAGATTGGGTGGTCTACGTTGGTGGCGGCGCACCAGTTTTGGTTGGCGTATTTCACGTCGGATCAAAACATTATTGATTTGTCTCGCACGGAGCGTGAGGCAGTCCAGTTGTTGAAGAAAACGAAGTACGGGTTTTCGCATTTGCCTGCGTGGATGGTTGAGCGTGGTCCGCGTAGTTTAGTTGAGCATCAGCAACGCATGTATTTCGGTAATGGTTCTCAAATAGTGTCGATGCCTTCGGCGTCGGATCCTGCGCGTGGCGAGTCCGCCACGCTGATTGTTGTTGATGAGTGGGCGTTTTTGCCTAACCCTGAGGAAGCGTGGTCTTCGATTGAACCAGTGGCTGATGTCGGAGGCCGAATCATTGGTCTTAGTACGGCGAATGGAAGCGGAAACTTCTTTCACCACTTGTGGGTGGGGTCGTCCACGGGGAACAACAAGTTTGAACCAATGTTTTATCCGTGGTCTGCGACGGGTGACCGTGATGAGGCCTGGTACGAGTCGAAGTGTAAGGCGATGTTGCCTTGGCAGTTGGCTCAGGAGTATCCGTCTACGCCTGAGGAGGCGTTTGTAAAGTCAGGTAATCCTGTGTTTGATTTGGATGTGTTGGCGGAGATGGAGTTGCGGTGCCGCCCTGGTGTGTCGGGTTATTTGCATGAGTTGTCTTCTAGGTCTGTGGAGTTCAGGTCGTGAGTTTGGAAGTGTGGTGTGAGCCTGAAAGTAACCATGCGTACGTGTTGGGTGTGGATACGGCTGAGGGTTTGGGTCACGGCGATTATTCGTGCATTCAGGTGTTGGATGTGAACACGGGCGATCAGGTCGCAATATGGCACGGCCATATTCCGCCTGACGAGCTGGCTGCTGAAGTGTTTCGTGTCGGGTTGTGGTATCGGGATGCGTTGTGTTGCGTCGAGTCGAACAATCATGGTTTGACGACGATCACGATGTTGCGCCAGTTGGGGTATCCGCGCATGTTTCGGAAGCGGTCGTTGAATCAGGTCACGTCGAAGGTGTCGATGGAGTTTGGTTGGCGTACGACGCGTACGTCGAAGCCTTTGATGATTGATGATTTGGGGATGGCGTTGCGGAATGATGAACTGGTTTTGTATGACCGTCACACTGTGGGGGAGTTGCGAACTTTTACTCGTAATGATCGTGGTTCAATGTCGGGGTCACCTTATGATGACAGGGTGATGGCTTTGGCGTTGGCGAATCAGATGCGGAAGTACGCTCATGCCCCCGAGTATGTTCAGTCCCCTGATGATTACTGGACTGTGGATTGGTTTCGTCGGCTCGCTGTCGCTAATGATGCCCCTGCTGATGGGTTTCGGATTGGCGCGTCGGGTGTTCGTGGGACACCCTGAAACCTGTTTGTAGACATGTCTATTCACCGATTCCAGGAGCATTTTTATGGCTAGGTTCGTTTCGCACACTAACGGTACGGAAACCGTTGATGGCTCTACGGGTAAGAACAACAG